ACAAAACCTTGATATGGTAGCCACTGCTAGCAAACTTCGTAAAGAGTATGAAACACTCTATAGACAAATTCGAAAATTAGTGTATCCAAAGAAGGGAGATGATTTAAGATGACAGAAGTAAATGATGAAGTAGTAATGCTACTAAAGGAACTTGTTCAAAGAGTTCAACAATTAGAAAAGGTAGCATACGATAATGATAATGTTCTGATGAAGTCCGGATTTGTTGTAACTGATAGCCCAACTCCTACAATGAATAATAAGATTGCATCTTCCTTTTCTATGGATGATGTAAGTTCTATGTCCTTTGATGACATGGCTAAGATAATTAAGAAGGCGGAGGGTTCTAGATGACTTGGGATTATTACGATATTAAAAAGGAAGAGAAGCCTAAAAGAAATACCTATTTTAGTGCAACCAATACAATTACTGATTCTAGAAGTGCTGATTCATATTTAAGCACAGAAGAACTTTTGAATAAATTTAATAAAATTGTGTCAGCCATGAATAGTTTGCTAATATCAGCCGAAGAGAGTAATAGGTTATCTTATGATGATAGAATGGAGTTTGAGTCTGTAGTCAGTATGCTTGAAAAGAAAATAAAAGGCGGAGGGTTCTAGATGACTTGGAATTACTATAACGATGAAGAAATAAAAAAGAGTGACAGTTTTAGTATGGTTATGCGAGTTAGTGTCATGCTAGAAAAAGATGGAGAAGATGTTGACCTTGCTCAAACTAGAATATCTGAAAGAGAACTACATGGAATCATTGAAGATATTTTAAAACAGGCAATTGGTGAAAGGTATTCTGATGAAGTAGAAGATGGAGATGAAGAAATACTCATTGAAGTAACCATTGATGATATTGCAGAAAACAGGTGATTAGAATGCCGGAAAGAATGACAAAAGAAGAAGCAAAAGTTCAGCGAGCAATTAGAGCCGCTAGAATAGCAAAGCAAACTTTACTAGAAGAAAACAGAGACAGAATGCCTTTGGAAGTAGATGAAGATTTAGTTAAGGTTACTAGACCAAAGGCTGAAAATGTTACAATTAAAGTTCCTAATCAAGACAAGGAAGGCTACGGTCTTGCAGGTGTAGAAGCGGAATATAAGATTAAGAAAGGGTATTGAGTTTTAGTGATGCCCTATGCCTGAATCCGGCCTTCTATTCGAGAAGGAAACTAAGTCAATCTCAAGTGAAATTCTTTCTCTATTTGAAAAAGCAAGAGTAGCCTATCTTTCTGCAAAAAGCGACTCTAAAAATTACGCTTCTCGTTGGAGAAAAATAGTAGAAGATATTAGAGATTCTTATGATGATTTAGATTATTTAGGAGGCCAATTAAAATCTTACATATCAGAAGATATTATTTCTGATAAAAACGCTTTAAATCCGGAAAGCCCTATTGCTACTAAAATCTACGAAGGAATAAAAGAAATGCGTTTTGAATCCGATGATGTTCAAGACCCATTCGCAAAAAGATTCAAAGGAGATGTTTTAGAAGCACTAATGAATGATAGTGGAGTTATGGTAAAGTTCATCCATTATGCTATTAGGTCAAACGATGAAGTTTTGCCCGATGAATTATATGATATTAAAGATATAGACCCCGATGACTTAACAGTTGGTTTAAAAGGATTAGATTTAGACCCAAAAGATATTTCATTATACATTACAGAACATTACGGTGATGGTAAAGATTCTAAGAAAATAGAAAGTAAATTTAAAAATGGCCTATCAATGCTTAAATTATTATTTCTTTCTAAAAATTCAGAAGAAGCATGGAATAATTTATTAGGTGTAGAATTAAAGAAAGCAGAAAAATCTGAAGAAGAAAAGGCCGAAATAGATTTCATTGTTCCTAATAAGCCCATGTATAGGATTTTTGAATTAGAAGATATTGAAGATTTACAGGGTTTTAGTGGAGAATATGTTATTCAAGAAAAGTATGATGGAATGAGAATACAAATACATAAGATAGATAACAATATTAAAATCTATTCTTATAATGAAAAAGACATTACAGATAAATGTGAGGCTCAAGTAGAGATAATGAGCAAAAAGCATTTTGGAGATTGTATTCTTGATGCAGAATTAATTCTATTTGATGGAGATGAAGCCCTACATAGAGCAGATACTATTGCTCATGTTTTCAAAAACCAATACAAAGATGCAGAATTAAGAGTCCATGTTTTTGATATTATGCGACACGATGATAGAAATATGACACAAGAACCACTTAGAGATAGGATAGATATTTTATTTACTAACTATTCTATGCACAGTGATGAAAAATTAGCATTCCCTTCCAAGAAAGATACTCGAATCGCTGATAACATGAAAGACATGAAAGAGTATAGTGAAGAGATTATGGAAATGCCTACTGCGGAAGGTGTAGTCATTAAAGATATAGAATCAACATATTTCATAGGAACAAAAAAGAATCCTAAGTGGATTAAGTGGAAGAAGTTTGTAGATTTAGATTTGATTGTATTAGATAAAAAGAAAACTAAATCCAATATGTTCTCCTATACATTAGGTGCGGGGCCTGTAGATGATGGTCAAGAAATTAATGGTAAGAAATACATGAATGTTGGTAAAGCAAATAATACTAAATTAGATGTTGACATTGGAGAAATTTTGAGAGTTAAAGTAGATGAGGTAAAAGGTTCTGAAAATAAATTTACTATTTACAATGCTATTGCGATTGAAATACCCGAAGTGGAAACTCCGGAAAAAATAATCACTTTAGAAATACTATCTAAAGAAACTAAGCCAAGTTTAAAATTTAAAACAAAGGCTTTAGAAAAAGGTATTTTAATTACAGACCACATACACGGTGAAGCAATTTTAAAATCTATGGATGGATTTACTTTGTATGAATTTGAAAAGGACAATCTAATGTCTAAACACGCAATGATGAATTTAAGTTCTTGGAAATCTGATGCTGAAAGCATAATGAAAACTAAACAAAGTGAATTAACTGTTTATGTATTTCAGAAATTAAAAGACGGGCCTATGACAATAAAAGAACTGCATAATTTCTTAGTAAAGGAATATGGTAGATTATATGATAGTGTTTTAGAAAGTAAGATGAGCAGAATACAAGATTGGTTCAGTCAAAGAGATGGGATTAGTTTCGATTCAAAAACTAACAAATTTTTTGCAGACGATGATAAAATAATAATGTCGGAAGAAGAATACAAAACGCCCGAAGAATATAGAAAAGGCGGATTCAAGGTATATTCGAGAAAAGACGATGATTTGAATTTAGTAATTAAATTGAAAGACACTGTTTTAACATGGACTATTGATATTAACAATGATGATGATATATTCAATTTATTTGGTAAAGCAGGTAAATTCCCCGCTAAGGTTGCTACTACTACTGCTACAGAAGGAAAAATAATTGATGAAGGAGAAATAGAATTAGGGGTTCAAAGAGATGGCTACCATGAATATTTCTTAAATGGAAATAAATTCGAAACCAAATTACATATTAGAGTGGTTCCTGTAGATGAACAAGAAATGTGGCTGGCTTGGACAGGATATAAACAAACCCCTGCTGATAAAGAAGGAGATGAAGGTCTTTGGAATATTAATGAAGATAAGTATTCTAAACTAAAAAATCCGGAAAAAGAATAAAGTCTTAAATACCTAATAGTAAAAAGAAGGGGTTGAGGAAAATGGAAAGTGCTATTATAGCAAAAAGCGAAAAGGACTTCCAAATACTCAAAAGCAAAAGCGATTTAATGATTGGGGGATATGCAAGCATAGAAATCGTGGATAAGCAAAATGATTTAATTACACTAAAAGCGTTGGAGGATGCAGTAGACAAGTTTATGTCAAGAGATAGATATAGAAATGTTATGACAAACCACTCAAATGTTCAAGTAGGAGAAGTAGTAAAATCTTATAGAGATAAAAACGGAAAACTATGGAAAACAGAAGTAGATGATGTGGGATTTTTTGTAGTAATAAAATTAAGAGATGACATAGAAAAAGCAAAAGAAATTGGAAGAGGGATTCGCAAAGGAACATTAAGGAGTTTTAGCATAGGAGGGCAAGCATTACAGAAAGTAAAAAAACAACATGATGAGTTAGGTGAATATAGCGAAATCAGTAAGTTGGAATTACATGAAGTAACAATATGCGAAAAAGGAATTAATCCCGAAGCGAAGTTTGACATTTTAAAACAAGAAAAAGGTGAAGAAAAAATGA